TACAGCGGTGTAGATGCTTACTCAGCTAGTGCCACCACTGACCCAGGCTTTCGCTTACAAGAACTGAATTTTGACCTTACTACAATTATCTACACAAAAGATTCTTCCGAGTTCCCTGAATGTGCATTGGTTGGCTTGCAAGGCCCGAAAGACCCAGGTTCTACAACTTGGAAGTTTAAAGAAGTATCAGGCGTAACTCCTGCGGGTATTAATACCACCCAAAGTATCGTTCTTAAAGGTACTAAGTATGACTATGGTAAAGGCTACAACACGTTTGAACCTAAAGGTGGGCGAGTCATCTTTGCTGAAGGCCGTACTGTAAGTGGTGAGTTTATTGATGTTATTCGTTTCAGTGATTGGATTGCTGCACGGATGGTTGAACGTACCTTTATGACCTTGGTTAACTCCGAGAAAATCCCTTACACACCAGCAGGCTTTTCTATCATCGAAGGCCGGATGCGTGAAGTTCTGAATGAAGGCGTGGCAATTGGCGGTTTGTTCAGCTACACAGTCACCGTCCCTAATCCTCGCAACATTGATCCAAACAGCCGTGCGAATCGCGTTGCTACTGGATTTAAGTTCAAAGGTATTCTTGCAGGTGCTGTTCACGCCGTTGAAATCTCAGGCTCACTAGAGATTTAAAACTAACTTTCTATTCTAGGGGCTTCGGCCCCACTTTTAAATCTTAAAGGAAACTAAAATATGTCAGGTTTGAAGACTTATAGCCCCGAGTTCACAAACGTCGTTATCAGCAATGAAACAACCAACCATATTATCACCGATTATGCAGAAGGTGGTTTCATTAGTTTGGAACCTACTACCGAGCGTTTTGTACCTGTTTATGGTGCTAAGGGTGAATCTTATCGTGCCCATAATCCAGTAAAAGCATTTGATCTAACTCTAACATTATCCCAAACATCTCACAGCAACGATATCCTATCAATGCTTCTAGATGCTGATCGGGAGTCACTTGAAGGGTCGTTTACACTGACCTTTAAAGACTCTTCTGGTACTACCATCTTTACTGAGAACAGTGCGTATATCGGCCAAGAACCTTCCCAGGCTTTCTCAGGTGGTGGTGCTATCGAGTCTCGCGAGTGGACTATCCACCTCCCTAATCCGAGTTACCGTATTGGTGGTAATGGTCGTTTCAGCGCTGACAACCAATCTGCTGTTGAAACTCTTGGTGGTACTGTAGATGCTCAGTGGCAAGCTTCTTAATTCCAATAAGGGGTTTAACGACCCCTTCTAAGGAGTATTTATGAGCTTAGCAACTTATTCCCCTGGTGAAGTAACACTTTATATTGCAGGTCTTCATCAAGTTACAGGGTTTTCCCCAAACTCTATCATTCAAATCGTAAAGGATGAAAACTACTTCAAAACTTTCAAAGGTGCAACAGGTCAGTCCGAAAGAATGACGATGCCTGATAATACTCACACCATGGAAGTCTCCCTCTCCCAAACATCCCCTTCTAATAGTGTCCTCAATGCACTCGCTACCCTTGATCATATTACAGGTCTAGCACAATTTCCTGTCTTTGCTAAGGACTCTTCCGGTGAATCTCTCTTTATATCAGCATCTTGTTGGGTAGAGAAAGCTGCTGAAGCTTCTTATGGAAAGGATATAGCTTCGAGAGTGTGGACAATCAGATGTACTGAAATGGTCTTTGGACTTGCTGGTAACGGCGATGAAGGTGGTGCTGTTTCAAAACTTGGACAACTAACATCACTACTAGGCCAAGCTGGCGGTAACTTGGGGGTTTTCTAATGACTACAAATACATTCGACCCTTCTAAAGTGATACTCGCTATTAATGATTATCAAATCACAGGTTTCATTGACGGTGCTTTCATTGAGGTTATACAGAATGCTCCTTACTTTAGGAATGTCCCAGGTATTCGAGGTAAAGCTACAAGAGTGCGTTCTAGGGATAGGACAGGGACAGTTAATATAAGATTAATGCAGACATCACCTGATAATGAAGTCCTCTCAAAGCTTGTAGAGCAAGATGACATACATCAGTCAGGACTTCTACTAGCTACTCTCAGGGATGTTGGTGGTCAGTCAGGATTACAGTTTGGAGGTGCCTACATAGAAGGCCCGCCGAATATAAACTATTCCTCTGCGGAAACATCACTAAGAGGGTGGAGACTTCACTATCAATTCATCACAAGATATTATGTAGGCGGTAATGAATCATCATTGCTAGATTTATTTTAATAGGAGTTTATAATGCGCAAACAAGAAGAATTTGAAGTTAACGGTAGTAAGTACCTAGTCACACAGTTTGGAGCTAAACAAGGTGTAAAACTAGGCAAGAAAGTAGCTAAAGTAGCACTCCCAGCGATTGCAGCGGTATACGGTAATGAAGCTTCTAGTGAGTACGCTATTCCAGTGATGATGGAAGTTGTTAGTGAGAATTTAGATTATCTTGATGAAGATACCATTCAAGAGTTGCTAAGCTTAACTACCAAGAACAACTATGCAATTAATTTTGATGATGAATTTGCTGGTAACTATCTAACTCTTTTCAAGTTGCTATGGGAAATTGTACAGTTTAACTTTGCGGATTTTTTTCAATTGGCCCAAGGCGGTACAGATCAAGCCGACCAGTAAGCGGGCCTCAGCAACAGTCTCAAGTAGCTAAAGTTTGGGATAAGTTTACATCTACTTCTGAAATTGAACCGGAAGTCTACATTGTTATAGTTAAAAACAGGGCAACGCTGAAAGAGCTTGATTATGACTACAGTGTTGACGACTTAATGACACTACTTGAGATTATCGACATTGAGAGTTCTCTAGATACCGCTTCTAACTCGGATGCTGAGAAACAACAACCAAAAGGTAAATAAGAATGAGTTCACAAATCGCCAGCCTTTTTGCGAAGTTGGGTTTCGATGTTGATACTAAGGGTCTTAAAGAGTTTGAGAAAAGGTTAAACAGAGCTACTAGGCAAGCTAGGAATCATGGTCAGGCTTCTGCGGCTGCTAGTAACACTGCGACCAGAGCTACTAATAAAACTCGAAAGACAGAGAATCAACTAGCTAAAGAGGTTCGTCGTAACTACGCTAAAGTACGTACTGATCGTAAACAAGCTGTTGATGACATCAAAAGAATTAACGATGAGTTGTCTGCTGGTGGACTGAAAAAGAATCAGAAGAAAGAACTTAGAGAGGCTAGAGGCCGTACACAACAACGTCTTGATGATTTAACTAAGCAAGAAACAGCCGCTAGAGACAGGCTTCAAAAGCAGGCTGAGGCACGTAATCGTAAGACTGCGGCTGCTAATGACAGGCTTCGTAGAGACGCTGAACGTAGGGATGAACAATCTCATAGAGCGCGCACTGAAAGAGCTAGAGAGGAGCAACGGAGAGCTAGAAGAACGGCTGCTGAAAACGCACGTATAGATCGTCAGAACAGCCGTGACAGAGCGCGTCGCCGTTCTATACAAGAGCGTCGTGACTATGAGGCGTGGCGTCAACGTGGAGATAGAGCTAGACAAGAGCGTGATAGAGAACGCCGTTTCAATAATCAGCGGAACCGTGAAGATAATCGCCGTAGGCGTGGTGGTGGAGGTGGTGCGCGTGGCGCTAGGAACTTTAGTAGAGGTGTTGTTCCAGGTATCGGTGGTGCCTACGCCTTAGTACAATCAACACGAAGTTACCAAGGTTATGTTGGTACACAAGCTGGTCTAACTGCTGCCACTGGTTCACAAGAGCAAGCCGAGAAAGAGTTTAAATGGCTTGAGCAACTTTCTAAGAAGTTAGGTGTGTTTGTTGGTGATATGTCAAAGGGCTTTACAAGTCTCTCTGCCAACACAAGAAATACATCACTAGAGGGTCAAGGTACTCGGGATATCTTTGAAGCTGTAGCAAGTTACTCGCGTGTATTGAACTTGTCAGCCGCTGACCAGAATGGTGTTCTTAGGGCACTAACTCAGATGGTTGGTAAAGGTCAGGTTTACGCAGAAGAACTTCGACAGCAGATGGGTGAGCGTCTTCCGGGCAGTTTTCAGGCAATGGCGAGAGCGTCTGGTTATGGCTCTGATGAAGCTGGTGTCACTGCGTTCTACAAAGCTGTAGAG